AACTAAGTGCAATCTAAATTGTATTTATAAATACATTAGTGTACTAAGTAATTTAGTATCCAATTAATGGTCATTTATAGGCTAATACAGCCACTTTTGCAACTGCATAGCATAAGGATACCACCCAAGTTGAGATAATAGGTGCTAACCTAATTTCTGGGCTAATTACATGGGTTTTTCGGGGTACCTACCCCCTACCCCTTTCATTCGTGTAATCAATGTTACAACCCCAATGTGCCCTTCACATTTTTGATATAAAACATTGTTTTCACCAATTTTAATATTTCAATTATATGTTGTAGCTTTGACTTCAATACTTGGTAAAGCCTCTTAGCGATAACGTAACCAAGTTAAAGTATATAACTATGAAAGATACTTGTGCAAAAAGAAACTATAAGTGCAAATGTGGTGTTGTCCAGGAGGAGTATGTTTGGAGCAGTCAGATTAGGGAAGTGCAGTTTGAGTGTAGTAAGTGTGGTAACTGGCTTGGATTTAACAACATCAAGGTAGATAAGGTAGTGAGTATTGTGTCTATTAGAACGCCAACCAAAAACAGATAATATGAGAGGATTGTATTTTAAAAATTTATTTATGGTAAACAACCTTATTCATAAAGTTTATTTAAGAGGTAAGGGAACAAGAGTTTTTAAATACTATATCAATAAAACTAAATAATATGAACGCAGAGTTTAAGGATATAACGAAAGAAGCATTTATCATTGCTTATAGGGAGAATTTTGGAAATATTACCATTGCTTGTCAAGCATGTGGGATTAGTAGGACTATGTATCAAGGATGGATGAAGAATGATAACGATTTTAAGAAGGCATTAGCTGAGATAGAGCCAGAGGAGTTGATGTTAGACTGGGGGGAGCATAAGTTGATGGAGAGGATTACTAAAGGCGATACTTTGGCTACGATGTTCTTGTTAAAGACTAAGGGTAAGAGAAGAGGGTATATCGAAAAGACGGAGGTGCAGCATGAAGGCGATGTGGTGAAGCAGATTACGGTTAACGTAGTGAAGCCATCAGAATTACCTAACTTGCAGAAGCAGCTCGATGGAGATGAGAATATAATGAACTTCGATACTCAGAAAGATAACAGCTTTACTGTTCCAGCCACATTGGCTACCGAGATAGCAGAGATTCCATTATATGACCATGATAAGGGTGAGTTGTTGGACATAAACGACCAAGATGAGTATGAGGAGTAAAGATTGCGTAGCAATATGACAATTTTGATTGATAAATCAAGGTTTATTGATTGATAAAGTTTTCTATTGGTAAACTTTGTATCTAAATAAGTAGTAATACTACTCTATTATCAAAAAATGTAAACTGTTCAAGTTTTGATAACGTGTCATAAAAGTCACTTTTTGACCTATGTTTGTCCGTTATAAGTCACATTAGGGCATACCCTCTATAAAACCAAAAAGTATTAACTTCGTTTTTACCAAGCCAATTTTTTAATTTTTCCCCAATGCCCTATGAACGTAACCACAAACATCGTGTTCGAGATACTGCAAAACAGCCAGAAAAAAATATCTGTTATGCAAGGCGGAACAAGGTCTGGCAAAACTTACAATGTATTGACTTGGTTTATCGTAAAATTGCTACAAGAAAAAGGGAAGACACTAACTATCTGCCGTTCATCGTTGCCATCCATAAAAGGCTCAGTAATGAGAGACTTTATAGAAATTCTGTCGAAATATGGCCTATACTCAGAAGAAAAGCACAACAAGTCAGAAAATCTTTACTTCTTAGGAGGCAATACCGTAGAGTTTGTCTCTACAGACCAGCCACAAAAAATAAGAGGTCGTAAGCGTAATTATCTGTTCATTAACGAGGCCAATGAGGTTAACTATGAATCTTGGATGCAATTAGCACTAAGAACCACAGAAAAAATTGTTATTGACTATAACCCTTCAGATTACTACTCTTGGATATACGATAAGGTGGTTACAAGGGAAGATGCTGACTTTACTATCACTACCTACAAAGACAACCCATTTCTTGAGAAATCATTGGTGGAGGAAATTGAGAGACTTAAAGATGCCGACCATGAATATTGGAGAGTTTATGGTTTAGGTGAAAGAGCAATATCAGAGGCAACTATTTATACCCATTGGAAACGCAGAAGAAACTTTCCCGAAGGAGGGGAAATATTTTATGGACTGGATTTTGGCTACAACAATCAAACCGCACTGGTGCGTATCAAACACTTCGATAACGAGATGTTTGTGGAGCAACTCATCTACGATACTAAAATGTCTACCTCACTACTCATCGATAGGTTAAAGTCTTTTGGCTTTGACAAGCGAACTGAGATATTCGCAGATGCTGCTGAACCCAAGACCATAGCTGAGATTAATAAGGCTGGATTTAGCCTTAAATCGGCTGTTAAAGATGTTTTTGCTGGTATCAACAAGGTAAAGTCATTTCCATTGATAGTTAAAAGCGATTCCTTAGATTTGTTGGATGAGTTTAAAAACTACAAGTGGAAAACAGACCACGATGGCAATACGCTTGATGAACCAGTTAAGTTTAGAGACCACTTAATGGATGCCATGAGGTATGCTATATACTCAAAATTTGCCAAACCAAAAAGAGGCTGGGTAGTGTAGGCTAAAAATTTGTTACTTTTGTAAAAATATCATATAGCGTGAAATTAACTGACATATTCGGAGCCATTAATCCTTTTCAACAAAAGGCAACAGCTCCTAATGGAATGATACAAGTTACCAGTCCATTTGCTGATTTTGGAGGATTACTTGCTGGAAGAACTTTATATCCAGAACTTAACCAAAGAAAATTTGTACTTGACTACGAAAACAATAGTGAGGTGTACGCCATCATTAAGCGTATCTCAAAAACTGTATCAACTGTACCATTTTACGTTTACAAAGTAAAAGACAAGAAATCCCTTAGCAGATACGAGTCAATGACTAAAAACTCATCGACTACTCAAGACTTAGCTAAAGCTGAGTTACTAAGAATAAAGGCAATTAGTGAGATTGCAGATTCTCCATTAAACACATTATTAGAAAAACCAAACGAATATCAATCTCTTTCTGAGTTTATTGAAAGCGTTATTGGTTATAAACTTATTTGCGGCAATTCTTTTGTATGGGCTAACCGATTAGAAAACGGTAAGGTTCAAGAATTAGTCGTGCTCCCTCCGCAATACATGGCCATCATCTCTGATGGTACTATCAATGGGGTTGAAGGTTATTCTTTTACACTTGTTGGATGGGATTTCTTAGATGCGAAAGACGTAATCCATCTAAAATACTTCAACCCTTACTTTGACACTAACGGTTCTCAATTATACGGACTTAGCCCATTACAAGCTGCTTACAGAACTGTTCAGCGTAGCAACGATGCGAAAGATACATCTGTTGGTATGTTACAAAATCAAGGCCCTAAAGGTATCTTGTATGCTGATGAGTCTAATAACTTTGGACAAGAAGAAGCTGGTAAGTTAAAAGAAGATTTCTACAATCAGTACGGAACTAAGACTCAAGGTCAAATCGTTCAGAACGCTGGTAAGATTTTAATTGCTGGTGCTAAATTAGGTTGGGTTAACATGGGCTTATCCCCTATCGACCTTCAACTTTTAGAATCAGAAAAGGTTACCCTTAGAGAACTTTGTAATGTGTATGGTGTGAACTCTGCGTTGTTTAACGACCCAGATAACAAGACTTATAACAACATGAAAGAGGCTAAGAAGGAAATGCTTACGCAAGTAGTCCTTCCAGAATTAGTAGCTCTTCGTGATGCTTTCAATAGATTCTTTGCAATAGAAATTGGACAAGGATTTTATATTGATTTTGATATTACTGTATTCCCAGAGTTACAAGAGGATATGAAGGAGCTTTCTGCTATATTATCTCAATCATGGTGGATTACCCCTAACGAGAAAAGAGCAGCTATGCGTTACGATACTTCTGATGACCCTACTATGGATGAAATATTTATCCCTGCTGGTTACTTACCTATCGATGAGCTGACTATGCTCCAAGACCCTACAAGTGCTCAACAACAAGGAGATTACAATATCCCACCAGTTAAAAATTTAAAAAATGGAATTTAAGTCATTTGATGAAGCCTTTAAGGTTGTAGAAGATAATTTATCAGAGAAGCGAGTAAACAAGACTAATCCAAAAGGTATCAGTCATGCAAACAGCTTAATCTCAAGTGGTGACGTTACTAAGCCATCATCTTGGGAAAGACCATCTGTAGAGATGGAGAATGCTTACATCGAGGAGAATGGATGGGATGAGTTTGCTAAATGGTTTTTAGGAGTTGATACATCTATGGACAAAGAAACTAAAGGGCACTATGGCTACATATATACTTCTGATTTTAAAACAGTTGATAGGGAAGGATTACGAGCAATCAGACAAAGGTCGGCACAAAACGGACTAAAAGGTGTATTTGCAGCAGCAGGAAAAATGATTGAAGCTATAGACGGAAAAGAATAATGGCTAAGATAGTTACTCCTTCTCAGCAGTTCGCCTTGCAGCAAAAGATTGCAAGGAAGTCAGTAAGAGAGTATCAGCCTAAAATATTGGCTGCTTTACAATCTGATTTTGACAAGGCTGCTCAGTTGGTTAAAGATTATGGAGCACAGCAAACTATCAATAATCAGAACGCTTTATTTGACGGAAAGAATATTAATAATATTTTACGAACTTTGTACGAGACCACTGGTGGATATACTGCCATGACGTACCAAAAGATATTTGACAAGTTTAAAAAAGAAGAATCAGTAGATTTAGACCCTCTGAACATCATGGATGAATGGTTAGCCTTTATGTTGTCTTATTGGACAACCTATAGCGGAACTAAGATGTACGGAATTGAAAATACAACCAAGAATGAGATTACAAGGATATTGAACGGCTCTATTAGATACGGACAAGAAAACAACTTGAGTCTTAACGAGGTTAATTCACTTGCGATTAAAAACCTACAAGAAGGTAAAATTAACAACGCAAGGAGTCTGCTGATTGCAAGAACGGAATCACATCAAGCATTAAGTGCTGGTATGATGGGTGCAGTTAAATTTGTTAACATACCTTTGCTGAAGCAATGGGTAGCAGCAGATTATCCTGCTAAGAATAATAGGTACAGAGATTGGCATAGGGCATTGGATAGACAAACCAATCCAGATGCAGGAGGAGTAAGAATACCTATTAATCAACCGTTCCTTGTGAATACGCCAGAAAGAGGAGTAATTGAGATGCAATACGCACATGATGCAAACGGAGGTGCAATGAATAATTGTAACTGTAGATGTTGTACTGTGTTTATTGCTTAAACAAATATATATGAGTAATTTTTATAACAAGAAAGCAGTTAGTGGTGTACCAGTCGATATGGCTGATGACACAAGAACTATTGAGGTTTACTATTCTGCGTTTGGTAATGTAGATAGCGATGGCGATATAATTATGCCAGGCTCATTTACGAAGTCTATCAAAGAGAACGGCCCACAAGGAAAGAATAGAATCTGGCACTTGTTTAACCACTCTACAGACAAACCAGTATCTAAGCCAAAGGAATTGGTGGAAGATGCGTTTGGTTTAAAGGCAATCGTTAAGATGCCGAATACAACTTTAGGTAGAGATACTTATGAGTTGTATAAAGAAGGTCATATCACAGAACATAGCATTGGATTCCAGACTGTAAAGTCTCAAGCTAAGTCTGGGTATAACGAAATACAAGAAATTAAATTGTTTGAGGGTTCCTCAGTTTTATGGGGAGCTAATTCTAATACGCCAACAGTTATGGTTAAGTCTGAAATCAAATTAACTCTTATTGATGAGATAGCTAAAACTATTAAGTCTTTAAGAAATGGTTTCTACACAGATGAAACTTTTGGTTTGTTAGAGTTAAAACTCAAGCAATTACAACAATATCTCGCAGAGATGGAAGATGAAGAATCAGTCGCTTCGGAAGAACAACCGCCAGTAGATGCACCAACTGAGTTGCAACCAGTAGATGAATCAGAAGATGAGGCATTGGAAGATGAAGATGACCCGATGGTTTCCATTGAATTAGAGGTAAACAAATATTTACAATCATTTAAAATTTTCAACTAATGGTAGAAGAAATTAAAAGTGCATTCGAGGGCATCAAAACAGAAGTATCTGGAGCAATCGAAAATGCAAAAGCTGAAAGTGCAGTAGCAGTAGAAGGCTTAAAAACTGAATTAGAAGAATTAAAATCTCAAATCTCTGTAGTTAAAGATGCTGCAGAAAAATTAGAGGCAAAAAGCAATCGTAAAACAATGAACGAAAATCAATTTAAAGGTTTCAATGCCACTTTAGGTGAGCAAATTGAAAAGAATGCGGACAACATCGCAAAATTAGGTCGTGGTGAAATGAAGAATACTTCTTTCATTATGGACACTAAAGCAGTAGGTAACATGACAGAAGCAGTTAACTTGACTGGAGATATTCCACGTCAGTACGCTAATCAAGTTTATGGTTTACCTTCTCGTAAAATCCACGTTAGAAGTTTGTTACCAGTAGGTACAATCTCTCAAGGATTATTTACTTTCCCTCAAGAAACTGGTGGTGAAGGTGCTCCTGCTAACCAAACTCAAGGTAGTGCAAAAGCTCAAGTTGAT